TTAACTTCAGGTTGTGGCAAAGAGGTAATGGTCTCAACTATCGTGTTATTAGCCTCAATAATGGGGACATCATCTGTAGCTATTGGGTTACGATCGGTAACGAAACACATATCTAAATAGTCCCATGTCAAAAGGTGTGGTATATTACCATGCTTCTTTCCAGCCTCAACGAGTGCAGCATGTAAGAGGTCGCGCTCTTTAGTAAACCTCTCAATGCCATAATGGTACCACATCATTAAAGCCATATTAGCATTGACAACACTGGCAGCATAATCGTCATCACTATCTCTAATCCAATTAACCATTTCGTGCAGAGTGCCTTCATCCATAACAGCATGATAAATCATACCATCACGTCTAAAGCCATTCTTCAAGAAAATACAATCTGTGATGGGTTTGCTCTCTAACATCGCACCACTCTTATCAGCCATAGTGAATGTAATATTGTACAAATCCTTAAGATGTTCGGATATTGTTTTAAAATTATACCATGAAAGCACTTCTCTTTTAATAGAGACAATAGAATCGTCACCATATGCAACTACACACACAGCATTATAGAAACTCTTCATAGATCTAAGCTCCATTGGTGCCAAACCCAACCATGCCAACTTGTAGTAACGGTCGCATGCATTAGTATTAATAATGGTTGTGCAATTACAGCCAGAAGGATTACCACAATGCACACAATAGGCAACATTCATGCACTGAGTTGGTGTATGCACTAGCTCATTCCATAAAACTTCTCTAACTCTTGATGCAACATCATGATTAACCTCATAGCGATAAAAGTGATTAATAGAATCAATCTCAATCTCCATAAGGTCATTCAACATATTGCCATCCATAGCCTTATGGTCACCATCTCCACCAACATCCGAATTAGCTTGTAATTTATGCATAAGATCAGTCCAGTCTAAACTATACGGATTAATACCAACAGCTGAATGATTCTTCAATCTAGAGTTATAATATGCAACGATATAATCCAAGAAATACATACGGAAAACTATTTGATAGTCTAAAGGAGGTGTGATAATCATACGTACTTTCTTCTCGGGCTTGCGTCTCTCATCCTTAGGGATGTCCATCCACATTGATGGCGCACTCAGACCTTGTTGGGCCATGGCTAACCTATTATCAATTGCTGTTCGCAAATACACGTCATTGACAACATAGTTACCCATGTCATCTTGTCGGAAAAACATGCTCTTACCCTTGCCTGCTTTCAATTTCTTATAAGGCAAGCCAGGCGATGTTGACATATTCATTCGCTCACAATAAGGATATTTACTATCGCCATTAATAGCTATATATTCACTAACCACACCCATTCTAAAACCGTTGAGAGCATCAACATTATCATAAGCATCTTGTAATAAAACCTCTTTAATACTAGGATTTATGGGTTGAGTAGTATGAAAGAATCTTGAAATAACTGTGGGAAAATCTTTCTTATTCATATCAACAGGATGTGTTGTAGGCTGTGTTATAGCACCTTGAATTACTGATGGTTTTATTTCAGTTTTCGTAGTGGGATAAACAGCTGTACCTGCCGGAACTGAACCATAATAAGTATAGTTTCCTTCTGGTAAAATAATAGCTGGCTCATCATCACATGTTGTTATTCGCGATTGTGGTTGAACACGAGGTATAAATTGTTTCAAAGATTCACTAGAAACAAG